TTATTCTCGGTTACTACAAACACTCTTGATCGATCATATTTAAAAAATAGCATAGGCTTTTGATCGCCCCCTGCCGCTTGTATTACTACTTTCTTCCACCAACGTATAAGATTATTAGTCTTAGGTTGTGTAAAGATTCTATCAGTCAGTGCCGAATCTTTATAATTTTTTACCTCTATGCAATAATGATTTCTCTGATTAGGGACATATAAGTCCCCTTTCAGATACTCAAGAGCGCCCGAGGCAGGCACTCTTTCAAATTTCAGTCCGGTCGCTTCCCTCAACGTGTCCCTCACTAGGTACTCGCCTCTCGCTCCCTTCGCTCTCGAATCTACCATCTTCATCCTCTTCTTCTATTTCTTCGGGATTAGTCCCTAATATTTCAGTGGGATGGTTATGTGATCTCCACCAACCCCTTTTTCTACCTGCGCCCATTGTTACTCCAATATACTTATGTTTCCGTCCTTGACTACTTCGATCTTTTCTAGCAAAGGGTGTGACCACCCGTGAGATACTAGGTAAGTATTCATGTCTTCTCTTAATAGAACTTCTACTATACGCTCTTTTCCGGCATCATCCAGAACACTAAGTACTTCATCTAAAAATAGCACATTGATTTTAGACTTAGATATACTACTCATTAGCCTACGAATAGCTATCAAAGTAGCAGTATTTACTCTTGCTAACTCGCCAGAAGAAAGGGCTAGAATATCTACTACATTACCATTATCAGTGATCTGTACATTTAGTTTATCGTTTGAAACAACAAACTCTAAGGTAAATCTTCCGTCAGATAGTTCAGCTAAGTACTCATTCGCTAGCTCTTCTAGCTCTCCAACTAAGTTCTCTATCTTATACGCCAGCAATCCGTTTGTGCTAAAGGATTTTTTGAGTACTTCTAAGTCGTTTTCTAGTTTTTGGTTGCCTGCTAGTTTACCGTCGTACTCTTCTTGCTGCTCCACAAATTCTGCTGTCTGCTCTTGTATTACTTGGATTCGTGTATTTCTACGCGTTCTCTGCTCGTTCTCAACATAGTTTGCTGCTTTCTGTCTTTTATTCTCAGCTACCATACGTTCACAGTGTTGTAAGCTTGCATCAATCTCGGCTTCTTCAAGGACGTAGTCAGGAAGTTTAGGATCATATAAACGAAATAACTCTTCCCAGTTTTTTATTGTTTTCTGCTTAACTTCAAACAAAGCGTTATCCGATTTAATTTTCTGAATTAGAGGACGAATCTTTAACGCTTGAGCGTGGGCCGCGTCACGATTTGCAATCTCTACTTCGATAACCGCTTTCTCTGCAGAAACATCAATAGGTTGCTTACAAGTAGGACACTCATCAGAAATTTGTTCTAATTTATCCAAAGTTCGTTGAGCACCCGTAGCGACTGCTTGCAAAGAACCTAACTCCTCTTGTAATTCATCATAAGAACTCCACGTAGCTGTACTAGAAGACACTGCGCCAATATCTATCTTATCTAGCAGTTCTTTATATTGGATGTTCTCTCGAATTTTTTTATTTGTTTCGGACATTTTTAGTTTCTGTATCGTCCAGTAACGCAAACCTTCTTCAGCTTCAGGCGAATCAATTTGTAAATCCAACATAGGTAGTATATTGGTATCACTCAATTTATTTGTTTCTAACCACTTTTCTACTGTTGCAAGTTTCCCTGCTATGGTAGAAGACGTACTAGATACTTCTTTTGAAGCACTTTTAAATACTTCAAATAGTTCAACGTACTTTTCTAAGTGTAGTAAATCAATAAGAAACTTCTTACGGTTTGCATCTGTAGCAGTCAAAAACTGTAAACTAGCATTTGTATTCTGGTATACTAACTGCGAAAAGGTTTTAAAGTCAACTCCAAGAATTTCCTGCAAACTCTTATATGTATTCGTAGCCGTATGGCTAGATATATCAGTACCATTCTTTTCGAGTTTTACTTTAATATTTGTTTTTCTATTAACTATGATTTGATAGTTGTCGTCATCTTTCTTGAACGACAAAGATATGCTATAACCGTCATTTACATAACGATTAGGAATGTCTGCTTTCTTAATGCCTTTAGAGTTTTTATTATAAAGAACTTCCTCAATAATTAACGGTATGGAAGACTTTCCCATACCGTTAGTGCCAAGGATCTGTGTGACAGTATTATCGTCTAAACGTAACTCATTACCCGCACCATAGCTAAAGCAGTTATCCCATTTCAATGTTTGTAGTGTAATCATTGTATGTTCCTATGATGTCTGGTATTTTATCAGGGTGTATTTCTAGTATGTAAGTTAGGTACTCTACTAGCTCTTCTTGTATACTCATCTCTTTATCCATAATGAGAGATGCTTCTGACTTTCGTTTTACTACTTTTTTATCTAACAACTCGGAGTTCTTTACTCCTGCTAAATCTTGCATGTCCCCTTCTACTTCATAGATCGTATGATCAAAGTCAGTAGCAAGCATTTCTTCACTACTTGTTACTGTTTTACGAATTAGTTGAGGTAAGTTAAACGGTTCCCAGAACCAACTCCAGTCTTCTTCATTGATAAATAAGTATCCTGTTTTTACTTTGCTTCTATGAAAAGAAGTAGTCATAGGGCTGCCTGGGTATACAATATTTCTTTGTGTATTACTATGAGCATGTAAGTCTCCTGCGAATACAACAGGGAAGTCTTCAAATAAGTCTAGATCAACTTCCGGTTTAACGTGTGGCGGTATCTCCCCTCTGACATGAGTGAATAAAGGCTGACTCGTATCAAAATGATCTATACTGCCCTTACGATGTAAATCCGCATAGGGCAGTATACCGAAACCTAAATCATTGTCTACATAAGACACATCTACTATCTGAATAAGAGGATTAATATCCCTACTAACTTGCTTTAGCTGAGTAAAGAAAGTCTTATTCTTTTTAGTAGCTTCATGGTTTCCATCATAAATAATAGTTGGAATCTTTACTCCACGAATAAACCTGAAGTAAAGCTCTAACTCTTCCATATTCGGAAGACGATCAAAGAGATCGCCTCCGATTATGTGCATATTACATTCTTTTTCTAGTTCGTAAACTTGGTCAAAGAACATTTGATAACGGTTTGTAGCCCACTTTACTGGGACATTTTTCTGTCCCAGCTTGATGTGCCAGTCTGCCGTAAATAGGATCATCCTACGTTGAACTCCGCATCAAGAGCTTCATCATCAGTCTCATCACCGTGGTTACGGACTCGATCAAGTAACTCTTTCTGTGCATCTGGAGTAGGACGAGACATAACATCATCCATAGACTTAAGGTCGGCAATAGCCGCTAACTCAGCCGCATCTAGGGCACGAGGCTTGCACTTGAGTGCTTGTAGTTGGTACTCAACATTGTAAGGAAGTGGGCCAGTTTTTACTCGCTTGAAACAAATGTCCCAGCCAGTATTATGGTCAGTAGGATCGCCTAAATCTTCTGCGGCAGTAATAATTTGCTCCCACAGCTTCTTCTTTAAGTTTACTACTTTGACTTCGCCATCTTGAATACACTGAGTAGCGTAGCTCCAACCACATTTAAGGTCAGGGTAATACTCTCTAACCCAGTCTTTGTCTTGATTATTAAATCTTTCAGAGTTTCTATCAAAAGATAGGCACTCCATAGGAATGTTTTTGTCGTTCTCACCTTTAATCCAGTAGACATAACGTGCAAGAATGTCGCCAACTACGCGCATCTTGTTGTCGCCGTCTTTATACTGATAGGTTGAGATTGAGGATTTTTGGGCTCCGCCCGTTTGCTTATTAAATGATAGTGCCATTAGTGTATAGTCTCCAGTGTGACTTCTTCATAGATGAACGTTATTTCGTCCGGTAGTACTATGAGTAGCCTATTATCGTTGATTTCATCTAAGCCCACAGGACAATGTAGTGGGTCTAGCGTAGTTTTGTACGATGCGAGATATTCCGCAGTACTGCGTAATGCAGCAAGGGCGTAATATATGCAAAGTTCTTTTTGTGTATACTTATAAGAATGGTAAAGAAGCATCTCTCCATGAAGAAGAAAGCTGTCGCCAGAAAAATCTTTATTAGAATGTTTATAGATACTGTCGTATTTGTTTCTAGGGATCTGTTGTTTTATTAACATTTCCATAACCAAATTACACTCAGCAATATTGCCGTGTGTCGTATCAAAAACCTTTTTCCAATCAAATAAGAGCACTATTATACTTCCTTTTAACGTTTTTGTCAAGAATTATTTTTTTCAAAGTCAAAATAATTTCTATTTATGGGTAACGAACTTGTATTTTCCTGTAGAGGCACCGATATAGAAACTCTTGCGGTCTCCGGAACAGCTTTATGAAACATACCTGAAGGAATATACAATAAGTCTCCTGGGTGTAAAATTGTATCAATAATCGTATTAAATTTGCTAGCTTCTTTATCTGTCATGGTAAGTCTACTAGTAAACTTTTTTCTTCCTTCTACTGTTTCGCTTCTTGCGAATACATCATATACTTTCCAGTGTACACTACCTATTGCATGTACTAGAAAGTTATCATCTTGATCTGCATGGCTTTCAAAAGAGACTGCATTTTTCTTTGGCGAGCAATAAAAATGTGCATCAGCAGCACTATTCTTAAACTCTTGTTCTAAACAGGCAGATATAGCAGACATATTAGGACTCATCATAGAAGCTTTTGTAAGAATCATACTACCACCTTCTAGCCAGATATCTTTAACCATGTCTTTATCGTACCAGTCTTTAGCTGTCCAGGCAGGGATAGGCTTAGTGTGTAAATTATTTCTCTCTTTACATAACTTAGTACCGTCCGGTTTAATCATCTGCAGACCAGAACTAGCTCTATCATTTGCTACATACTTAGAAATATCTGACCAAGTTGTAATGTTACTAAAGAAATGTTCTTTAAAGTTATTTTTTCTAATAACTATAGGTTTTTTGTTTTTAACAGTGCTTCTAAATGCTTCTATAGTCATAGGAGCAATTAAATCTTCGAATTTAAAGTTTGGTCTTATCATAAGTATTTCATCTCCCAGCCTTGTTTCATGTAGAAGCCTACACGGTTTGAGGCTTGCTTTCGCGCTGTGTTTCCTTTTAAGTGTATGTCTATAATAACCGGGTCAATCTTACCTTCTTTTTTACGAATCACACGTCCACATAGCTGTGTCAATAAAGGCTCATTGTTTATAGGTGTTGCCAGTATAAGACAACTAAGGGTATCTACTGATATACCTTCTGAGAAAATTGCTTGAGTCCCATATAATACGTTTTTGTCTCCGTAGAGTATCTCATCTACTAGCTTTTCTCTGTCTTCGTGTGGTACGTCTCCTGTTACACA